CCAACACCCATTCAATATGACATTGCAGACTTTCTTCAGTCAAAAGAAAAAAGAATTGTAATAGAAGCATTCAGAGGTGTAGGTAAATCTTGGATTACTTCGGCATACGTATGTCACCAGTTACTACTAAACCCTCAAAGAAACATATTAGTAGTATCTGCAAGTAAAACTAGAGCAGATGACTTCAGTACGTTTACACAAAGGTTAATCTCAGAGATGCCTATGTTACAACACTTAATACCTAGAGATAACCAAAGACATTCAAAGATTAGCTTTGATGTTGCACCTGCTACAGCCAGTCATGCACCCTCAGTTAAGTCTATGGGTATTTCTGGTCAGATGACAGGTTCAAGAGCCGATATTATTATTGCAGATGACGTTGAGAGTGCAAATAACTCCCAAACTCAGCTTATGAGAGATAGATTGTCAGAGACAGTTAAAGAGTTTGATGCGATTATTAAACCTGAAATTGGTAGAACTATATTTTTAGGAACACCGCAGAATGAGATGTCATTGTACAACTCATTAGGTGAAAGAGGATTTAAGACAAAAATCTGGACAGCATTAGTACCTAATAAAACTCAAACAATCTCTTATGGAGATAAGTTAGCGAGTATTATTAAAGGTGTTGAAGGTGAGCCTACAGACCCTAAAAGATTTGATGCTACAGATTTGATGGAACGATTAGCTTCGTATGGTCGTTCAGGTTTTAACTTACAATTTATGTTGGACACTTCATTGTCTGATGCAAATAGATACCCTCTAAAATTAAACGATTTAATAATAGCTTCAGGTTGTTCAACTTGGAAAGAAGCTCCTGCGAAGATACAATGGGCTTCATCACCAGAACAAATGAAAGCTATAGACCCAGACATTCCCAATGTGGGACTTAAAGGAGATTACTTTGTAGCTCCTATGTATATGTCTGAAGAGTTTACTCCGTTTGAAGGTACATGTATGTCTATTGACCCATCAGGTAGAGGAGAAGATAAAACAGCTTATGCAGTATTAAAGATGCTTCATGGAGTTCTATATCTGACTGCACAAGGTAGTCTTGAAGGTGGATACTCAGATACAACTATGGCTAGGTTATCAAATATTGCTAAGAAGCATGATGTTAACTATGTAGTCATTGAGAGTAACTTTGGTGATGGTATGGCAACTCAGTTGTTAAAACCTATTATGGCAAAGATACACCCCTGTGAGATTGAGGAAGTTAGACATAATACACAGAAAGAAAAACGTATAATTGATACACTAGAGCCTTTGATGAATAGTCATAGGTTAGTCGTAGATGATTTACTAATTAAAGAAGATTTTAAGAATGAGCCAGACCATCAGTTGTTTAGACAGATGACAAGGCTTACAAGAGACAAAGGTTCACTTAGACATGATGATGCCATAGACGCATTAGCCATGTGTGCTAAATATTGGACAGATAGGTTAGATAGAGACCAAACCTTATCTTACAATCAGCACAAAGAAGATTTGATTAATCAAGATTTAGAAAAATTCATGGAAGGAACAATAGGAAGACACCCAACCAAAGAAAGATTTATATAATGGACTTAGAACAGACTAAAAAAGAGATTAAAAAAGAAGAAGGTTTCCGTATGGAAGTTTATAAAGATACTTTAGGTTTTGAAACAGGTGGCTATGGTCACAAAATGATAGAAGGCGAAGATACACCTACAGATATGGCAGGGTGGGAAAAGCTCTTTGAAAGAGACTTTGCTCGTGCTGTAACAGGTGCGGAAGATGTCCTTATGTTATGTCCCAATGTCCACGACACTGCTAGACATATAGTGGTTGAAATGTGTTATCAGATGGGTGCTTATGGGGTCTCTAAGTTTAAAGGTATGCTTAAAGCTCTACAAGATGAGGACTATAAGACTGCCAGTGTGGAGATGCTAGATAGTCTATGGGCTAAACAGACACCCAATCGTGCTAACCGTATGTCTGAACGCATGGCAAATATTTAAAGAGAAAATCTGTGTGGGTATTTGATATACACAGGAAGGCAGTTTCCCCCGTGCGGTGCGTGTGGGCGAGTGCAAAAACTACCAAAAGTGAGGCTTTAAAGGGTTTTTTCTATGTATAAGGACTGCATATCCTTTGTGTGGGGCTGTGTGGGCGTGTACTTTTTTTATTCGTGTACGTGTGAGAGATAGTCTGTTTTTTTGCATTGGCTCTTTAAGTACCACACACAGGCACACGCCTTGATACTCTTTAAGTACCACGCACAGGCACACGCCGTGCAATCCTTCAACTCATCTAATGCACCACAGGAACACACTCACAGAGCCACACAGAGCCACGCACAGAGGCATTGAGAAGGTAACAGAGGGTTAAGGTCATAAGGTTAATGAATAGTAAACATGCCCTATTAGATAGGTATGATAAAAAAGATATACTCTAAGTATCTACCTAAAGTATCTCTTTAGGTTAACCTAAAGACTACTAAAGGTATCACCTCTGTATACATATCATTAATAGTAATAATCAATAAAGAGTACACCCAGAGAGTAAACCTTCTCTATTAGACATTAACTTAATAAAGGTACTAATGACATTCACATTCAAACACCCAAGCAAATACAAACAACCAGAGAAAGACTATGAAGACACAAGCACAAAGAGAAGCCCAGAGGAGATACCAAAAGACACTCAAAGGCAAAGAGACAAAGAGAAAGAGCAAAACAAAAATAAAGAAGGTTAAAGAAAACAAGAGTTTTAGTTTTCATTTTCCAATTGGTATCACTTTAAATGATAAATATTAATGTATGCACTTATAGCGTTAATTCCTCCCATAAAATCCCATTAAATAACTTATAATCTTATAAAGTCCTATAAACTACACAGAGCAACACTTAATTAACTAAATTGAGTCAACTTGACTCAGTTTGTATTTTATTTGTTGCAATCCATAAATGCATGAATTACACAAAGGATAGTTTTATTTTTTAAAATTTTTGATAAATCAGTCCCTTGTTTGGACATCTCAAAAATAGTGCCACAGGCGGTGGTGTCCTTTCTGATAAGGGCAGTATCTGGACAGAGTTGATAAATCTCTAAGGCTTGTGTGGAAATCCACTCGAAGGTGGGAACGGCTCTTGACGGAGTAAGCCCCTTCAATTTTACATTTTTTTTGTATGGCGTTTAATACGTCACTGATGAGGACACGCAGACGCACAGTCCGAAACAATCAACAATCAATGGGGGATTAAATGAAAACTTTAAACATTCAAAACAAAAATGAAGAAACCAATCTGAACATTAAAAACGGTAAATACATAAAAACATTCAATACCGTTAAAGAATTGGAAGACGTTCTTTTTTTTCAATTTGATATTTTTCATGGTTTCAAACAACTTGCAAAAAACATTTTTAAATTAGAGAAAAATTCTTTTTTTAAATTTGGCGGATTAGACATTAAAATTTTATAATAAACAGACTTGAAGCCTATTCACACAGGGTAGGCTTTGAGACTTTTTATATAAGTCAAATCAACAATCAACAATCAATGGAGTACACACTATGAAGGGACACGAAAAACAAGCAATGTATCAAAACATTAAAAAGCATGGCGACACTTTAAAAAGTATTTTCAATATTGATATAGATAGTATCGAACTTTGCAAAAAACTTTTTAGATTAGAAAACAAAGCCCACAAGTTAGCAACTGACTATTGCAACGGAGACTTTGAAGGCGACATAGACAAAGAAAGTGAAAAGATACTTTCAAAAGTTGCTAAGATATTGAACACTAATACATTCAATATGTTTTTTAATGGAGACGCTAGAGGCTACGCTTTGAAGTTTTTTGAAGACTTTAGCAAAGACAAAACAATTCAAAAAGATTGGGGCGGATTTGGAATTATTGCTCCAGACTTTAAACCTCAACAACATTAATTAAAAAATATGTATAAATTTAAATTATCATTAAGACGTTTTTTATATAATTTTCATTTAATGTTTACGGCAAAACGTGACTATGAAAAGCAAGTACGCTTGATAGTCAAATATGACCCTTTGAACATCTTAAATTAATAAACAGACTTGAAGCCTATTCACACAGGGTAGGCTTTGAGACTTTTTATAAAAGTCAATCAACAATCAACCAACGATAGGAGAACCACATATGCAAATTGCAAGATGTGTTCAAAATATACAGAGAGCCGAGACGGTTCAAAAGTATAAAGACGAGACCGAGAAAAAAAGACACTTTGAGGACTACCAAAACGCACCACAAGAGCAGAAACTAAAAATGTTTCATAATGCTATTGCTGAAGGTTGGCTTAGTTAGTGAAACAACTTTCACTTTTTAGCCTCAAAGAGTTGGCGGCGTGTTACTTGGCGACAAGTACAGTGCAAAAAGTCCGAGCCGCACTGCGTCCAACATCTAATATAATTAACTTTCCTATTAAAAAAGTTAGTTAATAAATAATACAATTACGCCGTTTAATTCTTTGCTAAGGACTAGACGGCGTTTTTATTTAATCAACAATCAACGGAGTGAAACATGACAAAAAAAATATACATGAGTGACGAGGACAAAATGATGAGGGATAAAAGCCTTACATGGTCTGAACCTGT